TTACCAAATTCACCTCGACGTTTTCGATCCTGAATGATATATTCGTTGGCATCAATAAATGAATTTAGAGTTAGGTCTTCGACCAGTTGACCTTCATATTCAATTTTCAAAACCCATACAAGCACATCACTCTCCAAATTGGCGATCACTATAGGACTTGAACCTATAACCTGCTGCTTAGAAGGCAGCTGCTCTATCCAGTTGAGCTAAGTGACCCTATTTCATTTCCTTGAATTTACGAATCATATCAAACATCTTACTAAACATAGCATCCGCTTGTGTTTCGCCAGCAGGAATACATATAGCGTTTATATCATGTGTAGTAACCCGTGCCAAGGCTTTTTCACACATTTCTTCGGATGGATAAGTGATTTGCAGATTAAGTACTGCTGACAGTAGTAGCCACTTCATTCATCATACTCCAATACTCATCATGACTATATTTTGTAATGTGAAAAACTTCACCTGTTTCGTCTGCCCAACTCTGAGCACTTTTGTTTGCTAGATCAGCAGTCCTGAAAGTACCCACAATATTGTCATAGCGATTAATGACAATCCAATAATTCGTGCAATCGGGGCAATGACAAGCAGAGCAAATAACAGGAGGATTATGCCGAAGATCAGTTCTATCATATGGATTATTTACATCCTTTCGAAGAGGATACCCACAATGTGATTCATGTCCACAGTTTTTACAAGTCATCATCTTCTCTATAAAACTTGTTATAAAAATAAATCTCTGCCATATCAGCAGGATATTCTTGAAACTTATTTCGTTCTTCGGTAGAGATGGAATCAAACCAATTCCAAAATTGCTTCTTAAATTTAGGATTATCTAAATCCATCTCTACCTCAAACTGGTGCTGGTTGGGGGACTCGAACTCCCGACCTGATGCTTACAAGGCAACTGCTCTACCAACTGAGCTAAACCAGCAATAACTCTAAGACCCTTTCTGATGAAGGCGATCTTTCTTTTCCTGCGAGTGTCTTAGTTTATCGTCGTTACTCGCCTGACCGTGTTTATACTCACTCGACAATTTGGCTCCTGGTGTTGGAATCGAACCAACCTATCACAGATTAACAGTCTGCTGCCACACCTTGCGGCCCACCAGGAATAAACTCTTAATTATCCATGAAATAGTGCGCACCAACTGCTGCAACAAATGCTATGGACATCAACACACCGAACACATACAACTCAAACATATCAATCACTCCGTTTCATCAACTTATATATCTATTATCTACCAAAACAATTTGAAGGCAACAGTTATTTTTCTAAAATTCTGTATCCGAGACGAATATTTTTGATCCGACCACCAGCTGTATATAGTGTACGATCCTCGTGTAGGTTTGGCTCCCACTTTAGATCCTTGAGTTCGCTATCGTCCTCACCTTCCCATACAGGATATACAACGCTGCCTGGATTCAAGTTCCAGATGTGATCGTTACCACTACGAAGATGAATCTCAAAGATCTTATCATCCTTACTTTCAATGTTTAGATAATCAAAACCACTGATTTCATGCATCCACTGTGGTAGCTCAAACTCTGGCTCTTGGACAACCCAATGATCAAACTGAACTAGATTATCTGTTGTTCTATGATATCCAACCATTTTACTGAATGGCTTCCATACATGATTTTCTCGAACAAAGTCAACACTAAAATGATCCCCTTCAAAATACTCACACCAAAAGTATCCTGGAGGAATATGCATACACTGAAGAATCTGATCATTATGGATCTTTGGATCGAGCCACTTCTTTTCAGCACCAATACCCATCCCATACAAATTGTATGTTGGACGTATGATATAGTTTTTCGCTTCAGTGATTGGTACACCGGTGGGCCCAGCATCATATCCAAAACGCAGAGCTACCTCGAGTTTATTGAAAACCCACCTATAATCAGGATAAGCGTTCCACGCCTGGTAATCTTCTTCAATTAGTGATGCCATCATCTCTAAGTACTATCTGACCCTTTTTTAGTTGTGGCTCTACTGCTTCCCAGCTTTCACCATGTGGACCAAGACAGGCAGCGATATGGTCTTTTTCAGGCATGACAAGAACGATAACCCATGTGCCTGTTTTTTCGTTGTAGTGAAGTTCGACTATGCCTGACATATCAGCCATCATACCCCAACCACGTTTAACCTCACCATATTCTTTTACAGCGATATCTTTGAATTCGCTGTATGGCATACAGGTCATTGGACCCATAGGTGTATCTTTATTATATACGTCTGGTGATTGTGCAGCAGCAATACTAGCTGCTGTTAGGAAACAAAGACTCGTTAGCGTGAATAAGATCGTTCTCATCGTAGTAACCCTTAATAGCGTCGATCAAACCAGCAATGTTATCATCCCTCTTGCCGTAAAAGGTCTGTGGCTCATCCTGATCGACTGCGATGACTACAACAAAACGATCCACAGGTATTCCGGTTAACTCTTCAAACATGATACAATATGCGGTGCATTGGTAGAAGTAACTATCAATCCATTCTCGCTTCTTAGGTTTGCGAGAGGTCTTGAAGTCAACAATTGCCAACTTACCGTTCCACTCTGCAACGAGATCTACACGACCAGCAATACCAAGATGTTTAGAATATAGAGGTAACTCTTGCCCATACACCGTTCCAATAAAACTATCCAACACTGGTTGCATAGTTAGAAACATTTCTTTGTCTGCTGGAGATCGAATATCCAATTGCTTATTATTTATATAGTCCTCACAAAACTTATGAATACGAGTACCTCGAGATGATGCAATACCAGAGATACGATTTGCCTCCTTATCACCAACCTTTGCTCGCCACTCAGCAATACCCTTACGAGAGAGGCGACCAAGAACCGTAGTGATAGAAGGCATGGGTCCGTCAGGAGTTTTATACACTCTCCCAACGGCCGTTGTGACAGCCTCCAGTTCAGAGACTTCTACTGGTTTGTGAATAAACATTATGGTAGGATCTGGAAATCAGAATTAGCAGTATACAAATCGATTTCATTATCTGTAACGATAAGATAATCGTCTTGGCTTCCTTGTGGCATGATTGGGTCAATATCCAACAACATATCTACAAATGAACCACCACCCATGATAACGTCATCTCTTTCATAATATGGTGTGTATCCACGAACATCATGGATGGTCAGTTCAGGCTGTGTTTGCGAGGTATATGTTGGTAACACCTTCGTCAACTCTTCACCCTGTAAACCAGAGAAGTTTACTACAGCCTGAACTGCTTGTGTGTATTCATAACGATCATTACAAACCATATTATACAATTCATTCAAGTCACGTCGCTTCATTTTTTTCTCCTATACGATACCACTTCTGACTTTGGAAATGATATACTCTTTGACCAATTTGCTTCTTACGATATCTTCCTCTTGAAACTCAACAGATGCAAACCCTTTCATTCTACTAAGAATTTGCATGAATGTCAAGACCCCTTTTCGCTCTTCATCACGAACCAAGTCACTTTGTCTGAAGTCACCGCAGAAGATGATACGGCTGTTATCACCAAGACGAGTGATGATAGAATCGAGTTCATGGAAGGTCAGATTCTGACATTCATCAACGATAACTGTTGTGTTACTCATTGTGATACCACGAACGAATGAAGTTGTAACGAAGTCGATCATACCACGACCCTTTAGAACTTCGTAGGCATCACCACGCCCGAATAACTCAGAACAGATATTCGAATATGGTGCTTCGTAAACTTTTGACTTTTCTTTTTGATTACCAGGTAGATATCCCATATCTCTGGTTGGAACTACGGATCGGACGATTGTGACGCTTCTTTGGTCACCATATCCTTCGAGAATGTCTGACAGCGCAAGGTAGAGTGATATGAATGTTTTTCCTGTACCCGCTAAACCGTGTAAGAGAAGATTGTATCCATCATCGAAGTCTAAGAAAACCTTATCTTGGTTCTGTGTCTTCGCCTGGATATTTCGGATCTTCAGTGAACTATTCTTCGCTTGCTGCTGCTCTTTTCGAAGTTGTCTCCTTTGTCGCTTTGTTAATACTTTGTTATTAAACGAAGTAACATTGTCGTTTTGATAGTCGTCGTAACCGAGTTGCAGGGACATTGATTGTTCCTTTTTTTATGAGGGTTAAATTGAAATCACCCTTTCGCCGCTCTTGACTTCCTCCATTTTTCGACTGCCTGTCTTGTCTTTACCTCCTTTGTTGACTGTTTGGAACCCATAGAGGCTGCGAGTTCGCTACCAGGATGTGCTTCTGCAGTCTTCTGCATAACCTCACCCCATCCAGCATCATTACGAATTCCGCCTACCCCTGAAACAATATTCAGAGAGCGGAGAACTGGTTGTACTTTTGGATTTTCTTCGAGGTACTTTTCTTTCTCTGAGAATGACATAATGTCATCCCATTCCATGCCTGTTTCAGTGTGATAGAATGTATACTCTGGCATAAGTCCTCCTGTGACCTTATTTATCGTTCTTATACATTAAGAGTGATCGTAAAACCATTGGCCATTCCACAATCCAAGTTATGACTTGCTCAATGATTTCTGTAAATGTTAATTCATCTGCATATTCCGAAGTACCAATATTCATAGCAATCAGTATAAGAAAGCAGTGACCAACGGCGAATATCGAGCCTATAGCTATGTAAAGATATAGACAAGAGAGAAAAAATTCAAACAATTCAACCATTATTCAGTATACTAGATAATTCTTCATAAGACAACCCACCAACATCACGTTCACACATAAACTCCCAGATTGTCACACCACCTTCCATCTGTGGGTAGCAGAAGATAAAATCAATATCCCAGTTCTTATCGATAAACCAGTTAAGGTAGTTCATACGACGTGCCTGATCTTGAAATGAGGCTCGTGTTGTAGGACCATAGTTAGGTGTTCCGTTATACACATTCGATGTACCAATATCTTCTCTAGCAACAATGAAGTCAAATCCAATCATCACCAGTTGCTCTTTACCATGACGGATTGCTTCAATCATAGCATTCATACCAGCATTAGAGCGTGGTGTCCGTGTGCCAACAGGTGCACCATAGAGTTCTACTGGTTCGTATTTTTCTTCTTCGGGGGGTTCAATGAACTGGTCGATTGGAAATTCTTTCTGATTACGAATTTCAGCAATCATCCCGTCATCAATAGACACCAACCAATCAGGATGGAAGTCTCTATATAGAGCATTACACCCGTAAGTCGTACCATGGGGTGCCAGAGTTGTGAGATCAAATTTTGCACGGCTTTCTCCATTGCCAATGATAAAGGCAGTCTTCTTAGTCAGATCGATCATCAATGTAATCCCTGTTTTCAATCAGGTCAGCGTTAAGATTTTCTTTCTTACGCCGACTTTCACGAAGTTTCTTGAACTTCTTTGCTTTACGGTTATCAGACTCTTGATAATCGTAATCATCATCATCCCATTTCGAAGAGGAATTTTTAAAAGTTTTACCCATTTTACCAGCCTGCAGTGTCCTTTGGAAAAGCCTCAAGTACAGTCTTCTTAGTCAAACCTTTGTATGGTGACTTCTTATCTTTCATAGCAATAATAAGTTTAGCATCATCTGGGTCCAGTGATTCAAGAAACTCAATGAATAGTGTTTCTCGCTTGATAGGTTTCATCTGTGGATACTCACCCATCATAAAGATCTTCACCCGGCGAAACTCAGAAAATAATACATGCTGTAAATCTGCTTCTTTCTTCTGTTCTTTATAAGGTGGCGCACCTTCTGGCAAGTCCCAAAGAATACTTTCCTTGAAAATGTATTTCAGCATTGAAAAGACATGTGGTTGCTGTCGTGCTTCTTGCAAAGCAGCAATCTTATCTTTCTTTGCTCGTTTCTTAGCGGCAGCTTGTAGTAACTCCGCAATACCTTGTCTCATTTCAAAACTCCTGGATATCAGACATTAAATTACGTAATTTGTTTTTCACAAAATAGTTTAACAGCAACGAACGGTCCTTACGTTCATAACTATCATACTTATATAGTACTTGATCTCGGATGTCCTGAGGAACACGAGTCAAGTCAATCAACTGAATATTACGGAGATAGTTGCGCTTCACCTCACCATCAAATGGTGTGATGCCACGCTTCATCTCTTCAATCATAGCAGCAACCTTCTTCTTAGTCAACGGCTTCTGTCGCATTCCATTGACGAATACATCATCACGAGACATGATGTTGGGAACACCGTCACCACTATCTCCACGAATCACATGCTCATACAAATACACCATTGGATCATCAACCTTGATCATCTTCTTAGTGATTGGAGAGTATTGTGAAACACTCTTATACCGTTGCAACTGAGCAAAGTCCTTGTCACCCGACACAATGATGATCTTTTCACCATTATTACCATAACGATCAACCATAGTTGCAATCAGATCATCAGCCTCAGCACTCTCAACTTGCAATACAACATAAGGAAAGTTCTGTTTGATTTCTTCCTTAATAGTACTCAGCGTATTGAATATCATATTCCAATCAAGTGGTGATTGCTCACGATTCTTTTTACGATTGGCCTTGTAGTAAGGAAAAGTCTTCTTACGCCAATAGTTTTTATCATCACAACAAATAACTAACTCACCGTAATCAGAAAAGCGACTTTTAAAGTTGCGGATGGAATTTAAGACCATGTGTCGAACTAAATCTTCACTGAAGTCCTTATTCCCACTCGCAAGAATGCCAGATAAGCAGACCTGCGAAAAATCAAGTAAAATCATAATTCACCCTATAGGTTAAAACTCTTCGTCAAATATACCTTCATCTTCATCTTCCATAATAACCAAGTCGCCCTTTTCTGTCAACTCTCTTAACTTATCTCGATTGTCGAGAAGTGCTTGATATAGTGGATGGTCGACATCAACTGAGTTATACAGTAGTGCTCTCAACATCTCACCAACAAGTACATAATCCTGAAAGAACTCAGGATCATCAAT